TGCCAACTAATCGAAAGCAATCATCGTGGTCCTTACCCGTTGAATGACAACGGTTGGTGGTGTAGTGACAAATGGTGTGAAAATTTCACACGGTGTAAAGGTGCAACGATAGGAGGCACATAGTTATGGCATTTAAGCCAATGGCTCCACATGAAAGAGCCAGTATAGAAGCGCAGGTTTGTCTTAAGGGAGGCGTGGAACTTGCGTGCGCAGAAATAGCAACCAACCCTGATGGGGTGGCTGTTACGAGCGCAATAGAAAACGCGAAGGCTTTGGCTGATGCGTTATCAGACCTTAAGACAATTCTTGCAGGTACTGAAATAGCAATAGCCCCTAGTAATGGTGACATGGATGCCGCGATTGCAAAGTCAAGCGCAGTAATCTCTGAAACATTTGAGGGGACAACACAAGTAAGTACATCCAAACCTACTACTAGTAAGTATGTAGATGATGCTGATTATCCTGAGATACATAAATTGTTTCTTGCTGAAACCGCATCGGGTGTGAAATACGGATCTAAAGACAGCATGTTTTTAGACAACACAGAGATAAGGGAACTCTTTTCAAAGGGAGTAAGAACTTATCCTGCCGACTATTGGATGGAATCAATGAGAGGCGCAGAAATACCTGTTACTAAAAACGGGAAGTGTGCTTTAGGTGATTTCAAAATCAAGAAGGGTGTTAGCGTTAGTGCTGAAGGCACCCCAATGATAGGCGCTGGTGATGGTAACCATCCTCTTGCTAACAAGAGTGGGTACTTTGCCGGACTTGTTAAACATTCCCCATTCAACTGGGCAGACAAGGAAAAAATTCTTGCCTGATGAAATAAGTCTTGAGGATGCGCAAGCACTCATAGCAGGGGCGGGAGCAACCACGGCTCCCGTTCCTGCGCCACCCTCGGAGCCTCCAGCAGAAATAGAGGGGATATCATCTGCTGATCTACAAAGATTATTCACACCTAAAAAAGAACAGGTGCGCCGCATGCGGCACGACCTGCAAGTAGGTAACGAATGGTCATTTGGAGTTCGTGCGTTTGATGATGCCACATTAGGTGGCGCAAGAGGCGGTCAACTTGTGACCGTCATAGGTCGATCACACACAGGTAAAACTTTACTTGCGTTAAACATGGTCGCACGTAACCGTAACCATAGAACTTTGTGGGTTAGTCCTGATGAAACTGAAACAATGTTTTGGGGTAGATATGCCGCCATCAGGTTAGACACAGATCAGAAAGAATGGATTAACAAACTGATCCGTGAAGATCCAAAGGCATGGGAACGAGTAGAAGAAATAATGCGGAACGACACACACCTGCATTTTGAATCTACTGGCATGACTGTTGATGATCTAGATAAAGCAATGCGTATCGCATCCGTGGAACTATGGGATGGGCAAAGACCAGACGTAATCGTGTACGACTACCTTGAACTTATACGAGGTGGAGGAGCAGGAGACGCGGCAAGTGTGCAAGCAAAAATAGAATCCTTCAAACAACTAGTCTCTGACTGGCGTGTTGTAGGCGTAATGTTGCACCAGTCTGGGCGTGGTTCAGGTAATCGTGGTAAAGCAGGTGGCATAGAAGCAGGGCGTTACGCATCTACAAGTGAAAGCCATTTCTTGATAGAGACATGGCGTAGATGGGATGACACAAACCTAGAAGATGAAGTTCGTCACCATTACGAGGATGAAATAAGCGTAGGCTTATGGAAGAACAAGTCAGGAGACGGCGAGAAAGCGGAAACTAACCTAAGAATAGGGTCAAGCGGGCGGCTATTAGAACCCGGAATTGTATGGGAGCAGATGAATTTCGATGAGTGATGAAATCGTAATGACAGAAGAAGATCACCTGTACAACAACTTTGGTTTACTCTTTAGAGGTTTCCTATCTGCACACGGAACTGACGAAGGTGGATGCAAATGGGCGATAGTGAATCGCACAACATTTGAACGTCACATATCAGGGGAGGAAATGATTGGGATTTACCCAATGGTTTACAACCCTGAAGATACAACAGCAGAATTTAACTGGGAAGAAAACGAAGATAATAACCGTTATTATCCAGACATGCAGCCAGACTTATGGCATTGCATGTGGGGTGCTATAGACATAGACGAAGGAGATGACTCACTAGTCCTAGCAAAGAATGTGAGTGTGGTCTTATCAGCATTGAACATTCCTAGTTGGGTGGAACTTTCCAGAAGTAAAGGATGTCACGTATGGATCTTCAATCAAGAGTGGACACGCTCATCTGTTATGCGCAGAGCAATGAAGGGAGTACTGCAACTATTAGAAATACCATACGATGCTGTCTACCCTAAACAGGATTCCCTCATGGGACCACCCGGAAATTACATGCGTATCCCTTATGGTGGGAAACGACCAGAAGGCAGGCAAGAAGTCTTTGATGCAGACGGAGAGCGACTTACACTTGTTCAATTTGTTGAAGAAGCACACAATAATCGTGCATCTTTAGAGACAATAGAACACGCCGCAACTCTATACAAAGAACCACAACCAGTAGTTCCAGACTTGCCACCTAAACGAGACTACAACAAAGAACCATTAATGAACCCTGATGGGTCACGCTTACGTGGACTGTCATCACAAATGTTTGATAATGGACCCGTCCCGTATTACAAAGAGACAGGAGCAGGCAGAGGCAGGCACGGATTTCTTAACAGATTCGCACGATCTATGTTTGAATCCGGCTATAACCACGTTGATGTCGTATCATGGACTAAAGACTTAGACTCAAAGTTAGGACAATGGTGGGATGACGGACCAAAATTCCAAGGCAGGCACGACTGCGAAAGGCAAATCGAAAGACTTGTCCAAGACGCAAAGCAAAGAGCAACCAAGTGAATACTCGTTCGTTGTTGAAGGCAGACCCAAACCTAAAGGCAGACCACGCATGTCACGCAAAGGAATGGTTTACACCCCTAAAGAAACAATCATCGCTGAAGAAGCCTACGTTCACGCACTCGGAGATGACTGCCCTGTGTTTGAAGGGCCAGTGGAAGTAGAGATGACATTCTGCATAGATCAAACGCTGGTAACAATCAAAGCCATACCTGAATGGGAAACGAAACTCAGAGGGGATCTTGACAACTACGTGAAAACGTGTCTCGATGGGTGCCAAAGAGCAGGGATAATACCCAACGACAGGCTAGTGATGAGAGTTCAAGCAGAGAAAACAACATGATAACCGTAGATTTAGACCCTTGGGAATACGAATGGGCATCGCATGTAGGCGCAAGACGTTACATAGAGAACTGGGAACGTGCCGATGCTTTCCACTATGACAGAAGTCGTATGCAAGACGACAGAACTGCACAAGTAGCGGCATGTGTAGCAGAACTAGCAGTAGCGAAATTGACTAACCAATACTGGTCGGGTCACGTTTGGAAAGTAGACCAGCATGACCAGTACAAACACATACCTGATGTGGGTAAAGACATAGAAGTTAAGCGCGTACGAACCAGCACCAATGCGGCAGTTAGACGCAGGCAAAACGGATTAGGTTTAGTTCTGTTTGTTGCACGAGTAGTTGAACCAGAGTTACGTTCAGCAGAAATACTCGGTTGGATAAGCCAAGACGTAGGGTGGGCTAAAGGTTCACCGTCAGATTATGACCCTGAGAATACGAGAGTTGTACCAGAGGAATGTTTGAACCCGCCAATGAACTACAATGGTTTGCATGGCGAAGAAAGAATTTCCGTTTGACCCGCTTAAGGGTTTAAGAGGTTCATCTCAATCAGAGGTAAGGGGAGCGCCAGATACCCTGATCCAAGCGTTGCAACAAGCAAGCCCGTTCAGCGAACCGCGCCTCTCAAAAGAGGAAAGCGCGGCTCGCCAAGAGGTTGTTCTTAATGCGTTAGAATCTCTCGAAGATTGGGAACTCTGGTTATTAAACGCAGTTCTATTTGAACGCATGAGTCTGCGTCAAATCGAATACGTTATGGGTATACCTAAAACCACAGTCGCACGCAAACGTGACAAAATTCTAAACAAATTAAAAACCTGTTTAGAAAACGACCCTGTGATTAAAGAATACCTACGTTAATCTTCGTAATCTTCTAAAGCGTCAGCGGCTCTCATAATCAAATGACTGATTGTAGAAAATACGTGCGAATGCAACGGGCTGTTGTCGAAATCGTTTATCAGATTCTCGGCAGCGAACGCCATTACATGCTCGTAAGGTAAAACAAGCAGCACCCCTAAATGATCTTCATGCCATTTAGCGTGATTACTGTCAGCCAACTCCATGAGATGTGAACTGTCTCTCATATTCTCCATGATCTCAGTAGCAACGTAGTCATATTCATCTGTAAAAACAGCGAACTCTTGATCTACGTTGTCCTGATTCATTTCTGTTTAGCAACCCTGTCTTTAACAACAGTCTTAAGTACAGAAACGGCAGCAGCCAAACCTGCAATACCCGCTCCTTTAGCCGATGATAAATCAGCAACAACGAATGTTCCTAGAAACGCTTGGGCGAAAGTCCACCCTGCACGCTCTAACATATCAATCATATTTTTCATACTGTCCACAACACCTTCCATGTGTTCTTGTCAATAATGTTATTGACCTTCATAGCATAATTTGATTTGAATTTTTTAACTGCCATACCAGTTTTTCTTCCATAAATTCCATCCACTTTCAAATCTGCTTTAAGTAAATCGTTTAATCTTTTCTGCGCTAATGAAACTAACTCACCCTTACTGCCCCTCTTAAGGACACGAGTGTTCAAATACGCATCACCCTTCTCCAGCACGTAACGTAAGATAGCCTCAAAATCTATTGCTGTGCTAGTAGGATTATCTTCCACGTTTGCGCCTGAATAAATCCATTCAGTTAAATTTTTGCCGGGACACGTTGTGCTTGAGAAATCTTTGTGGCACTTGACCCATAAGTGATCTCCATACTTTTTTCTGATTGCCCCGACAACGGTAAGGATTGACTCCTTACCAAGAGGTGTCAACTTCTCATCTGAATCACCCACATAAGAAATTGAAATAGTTTTAGAGTTCCATCCCTTAGTAGCAGCACCTATCTTCCAGCCGCGACCTTCAAAAATTTCACCAGTCTCACCTGATACTAACCAGTTGTAACCAATCGAATCGTATCCTCTGGTTCTAACATGGTACCTGTCATGTCCTCTCACACGCTCCCACGGCTCATGTGAGGGACCCGTAGTGTGGTGAACGACTATACCTACTATTTTTCTACGAAAATTCTTGAGAGGCTTACCAGAATCAATAGCCCCCCAATTCGTTCTTGAGATGTATTCCATACCTTAAGGATAGTTTGTCCTACCGCTTACGAGCGCGATCAAAGTTTCTTTCTTCAGCAATCTCATCACGCATCTCATACTGACGGCTAATCAACTCCATCTGCTGCTCATACTTAGTGTTAGTCCTAAGACCAATACCGAACACAAACGACATCCACGTAGACAACGTGCGTTCCTGATACTTTTTCTCATCAGGGAACAACCTGCGGAAATCAGAAAAGACTGGCAACAACTGAACCATAGAATGCAACGCATAATCAGGCATAGCCCACTCGCCCTGATTGTTTTTCCTCGCCGCACCAGCAAGACCAAGCAACGGCATTAACCCCGGAATCCAAGTGTAAGCACGAGGAACCACCTCTGCGCTACCATCATAAGAATAACCTTTCCAAAGATTTTCTTTAGCGTGCCACTCATAAGGTGCTTTAACTAGCGGAGTTATCTGAGTGCCAACAGTACCCATCGCTATACGTACTCTTTCTATTGGAGACAAATCTTTATCAAAACTTAATGCAGGGTCTAACATCTCCAAAGGAGTTTTAAATGGCATGTCGGGAAGAATAAACATATCCTCCCCCTCAAACTTGAACGGCAACTGGATAGCACCCTGACGTTGCATCCAACGAGGATAAATAGGAGGCGAACCTTCAGTCGTAGCCTCAACTTCTTTCTTTAAACTCATGTAACGATTAAATACTTCAGGTCTACGTGCGAACATCTCCATCATCAACGGCATGTTCTTACGAGTCCACGTATAGAAAGGAACCACACGCTTAACCACGTTGCGTTCAAAATCTGACAAGTCGTCATAATCGAAATGGAATTTCATAATATTATTAAACGCACTCTCCGCAGTATCACCCTTTAATAAAGTGTCAAGCCCTAAAGAACCACGCACAAAAGTTTCAGTAGCCATACCAGCGTCACGAGACAACTGCAAGAACTGGTTGCGAGTAGAGAAAGGATTAATGACATCCAACAAATTAACGTTCTTACCTTTAATCTTTATATTAAATGGCATGATCTTTTCTTTAAATCTAGCCCCACGCCCACGACCCTGACTTTGCATCACAAACTCGTTCGCAACCTGACCGTGAGCAGAACCAAGCGCACCATTCTCAGCCAACATCCGCACATACTCAACATGCTCAGGGTTAACCTTGTCAGGATTAATGCCACGTTTCACCATGCTCTTACGCGCCTTCTCAGCCTGCTTAGTTAAACCTAAACGAGTCATTTCTTCTTCCTGATGCTTCCAATAAGCACGCATAAACTTTCTGTAACTAGACCAATTCATGCCAGCCAAATGATTCATAAACACAGCAGACATAAAGTTCCTGCCATGAAACCCCGGCTTTGCAATCATGTAAGCGCGCAACAAATTATGCAACTTGTCGTACCTGCGGAAAAATGTTGCAGCCCCACCTCTAGCCACAAAAGTCTCAGCCGCTTTCATAGCCTCAACAATCTGAGCGGGACCCTGCAAATCAGCACCAATAGGTTTAAAACCAGAACGGAAAATAGTATCCAAAACTTCTTCACGTTTACCTATCTTGTGAATATCATCAACACTCTCAACCAGCGGAGAAACCAAATCTATCCAATCGTCAGCACCCTGCTCGAAACCATCCAAAGCCAACGCAAGCATCTCAGAATCATTTTGAATAAGAGCGCCTACAGCCTGCCTGACAGCAATAAGATCATCAGGTAAATTCTCCAACGGAACATTAGCAGGCGCACCCATGCGCCCAAGAACCGCTAAAGCCTCATCAACTTGAGCGTTGGTTTTAACCATCGCTTGAGTCGCTATCCATTCCTCTATGTTTGTCTGATCCAAAGCAAAATCACCAGCAGAAATATCTTCCTGCAAACTTTTTCTTACACCCTTAGCGACATCCCACCTAGTTAAAACATCAGCCAACTGGCTTTGCGCCGCTTGAACATCATTAACAAGAGCCGCTCTTTCAGCGACAAGATCCTCTAACAAATCTTGTTTAATTACTTTCTCAGTTTCATCCATGACATTACGAGGAGCAGCCAAAGTTTCGCTTTGTATCTCCCACCAGTCCATGAACGCTGCCG